GGACGACAACACTAGGCGTGGAACATCGTGCTGGGAATATCACAGGGGCTTTAATTGCTACGCGTGACTTAGTGCGAACCACTTTTCCTTCAGTACCGTCTAAAGAACCGTTGTTATCAGGGTATCACGGAGATTTAGAAGTCGGCGTAGATCATGCTGTTCCGAAGAATCCTTCAAAACCTGACAATGTATTAAGAATGGGAGGAGCTGTTTTTAGTACGGATTTACCTTGCGTTGCAGAAGACAACGTGCATAGTGAGTTAACATCGCTTACGACAAGAGTTTTGGTGCAACCAACAATGGTTAATAAGACTGCTTTCGATAAATTTATTACAAGAGAGCTCCATTGTGCTGGTCGCGATTTATTAAATGTCAGAGTCACATTATCAAGGACACTATTTAGCGACTGGGTCAACCAAGACAAATTTACACAAGCTGATAAGATGAAGTTCATGAAATATCGTCGTGATTATGAACATTTGCAGCCAACATCAAGCGTGTTTCGAGCTTTCGTCAAACGTGAGAAGTATAAAACTATGACCATTAATGGTTATCCCGAATTTAAGCCAAGATTTATACAAGGGCCCTGGGATGTTGTTAAAGCCATGTGTGGTTGTGAGATTGCAGTTATACAAAACGCTGTGAAGAAAGTGTGGAATGGGGAGAACTCGCCAATTTGTTACGCTTCAGGAATGACGCCCGATCGTGTGGGCCGAGTATGTGATCGATTTGCTGAATCGGTAGGAGGATGGGAGAATATTTTAGGTGTTTGGTCAGATTGTTCTGCTTTTGATAGTACGTGTCAAAATGAGCTGCTATCTGTAAGAGAATGGTATAAGGGATTCGGAATGTCAGACCTAGCTTATACTTGGTTAAACTCGACAAAGTGTGCAGGTGTTACCAAACATGGAATATACTACAAATTAGCAAAGAAAATGATGTTCACAGGTGAAGATGAAGTGGAAATCAAACAATTGTGTTCAGGGGAAATGGATACTAATCTCGTAGGTACTATAATCAATGCCTGCGCACATGCCTCTGGTTTAGTTCAAGAAGGTGGTAAAGAAATCAAATATCTCATGCTTGTCTGTGGGGATGACAATATGTTATTCTTTGACAAAAATGAGCCTGACCTAGTTAGAATAGTCAAGGATTTATACGACCATTTAACCAGTCTTGGATTGAACGTTGAACAAGGACAATCACTCAGACGCTGTGATTGGGAATTCTGTTCTAAATTGTTTTGGTGGGGGAAGAATACGACAACAAGGCAAGTGCAGACTGTGCTTGGACCCAAACCTGGGCGTTGGCTGTCGAGAATAGGTTGGAATCTCACAGTGCCAGGGTCATTGAATTTTAGGGGGGCAATGATTGGATCGTTTATGGATTGTCACCATATACCTTTGTTAATGGAGTATTGTGCATGGGGGATGAACGTAACCCGTGGTCAAAAGGCGAAGGGAAAGGAATGGAGTGAAAT